TTAATACAGGAACACCCTTAGTGGCAACATTAAAAGCCACATTGTCTGCGAATACGCTTTTGCCCACCTTTGGCCTAGCCGCCACAAGGTCTACACACTTTCTCCTTAGTCCTCCACCGATAGCCTCATCATATTTATTAAAACCGGTTGGTATTCCGATAATGTCGCACTTGTTTTTCTCTAGAAATTCTACATAGGTTTGTATTTCTTTGCCTATCTTTTCTGGAGATTCTCCACCGTCATCTTCTCTAAGAAATTCTGTAACGGGGTTTTCCAGTATTTGCACTATATCATTAACAGTTTCATTACCAGTAATCTGTTCAATATCCTTGCTAACTTTAGCTGTTAGCTTTTTAATCTTTCTGGCAAATTCAAATTTCTTTAACTGAACTCCAAAGCTGAATATATTCTCCCTATTAATGGGAAAATCTAATAGAGATTTAATATACTTAATCTCTTGTGGAGTATTAATATTCTCAATAATGTTTAGACTAGTAGCAGCAGCCATTAAAGATGGTAAGTCTACCTTTTGACCATCATTAATAACCTTTTCTATACATTTATATAGTAACTGATTATTAGCATGTCCAAAGCTATCTACGCTAATAAGGTCTGATACATCTACATATCCCTCAACTCCATGCTGTAGCAGTCCTGCTAGAACAGCACGTTCTGCCCCAATGTCTAATAGATTATCCATATATTATTTACCAGTACACCTGTTGCATCGTGGAAATTCACCATACACGTATCTAGAATCTTCTTTAAAAGTTTTGCCACAAATGTGACATTCTAAATCCACCTTGTTAGCCGCTGGCTTGCGTCTAGGTGTTCTATCAAATGCTGGAGTTTCTACATCTCTAAACTCGCCCTCGTCTTGCCATCTATTTTCTCTACCTCTCACGGCTTCTTTTCTCCTACTTTGAGTAGTGCTGTCTGTCTTATTTACTTTAAAATTCTCATCTATCATCACAGACTTAGATGTAGTGAGTTGTTTTGTTTCTGTGCGTTCTGGAGCTTTTGTGGTTTCTGTTCCAGTATTAGCTATTAAAGCTTTTAACAAGCTTTGCTTTTGATCTTCCGATAATGATAGTAAAAAATCTTCTAGGCCGCTCATTGTCTCTTACCTTTCTCTAATAGTATATCGGCTTTCCTTTTTAGTTCATATACTTTTCCGTCTAGAGCTTGCAGTCTTGCTTCTGCCACCTCTCTCATATTCTCTAATGATGCCGCATAAGAATTGCTTTGTGATAATATATGCTTCTTGGATTCATGCTTAGTATACTGCCCAAACTCATCGCTATGCTTGACTATTAATTTTTCCATTTGATCATGACACCAGCTTAGTGCTACCTTATTTTTATTTATTTCATCTTGTATATACGTTGCGTAACCATACATCAAGTAAGCCGCATCAAAAAGTTCATGCTGTGTGAGCTTTTTGAGTTGATCTGACGATAAATCTGATACTAATAAATATTCTTCTCTAAATGAAGAAAACTTAGTATTACTACTATTTATATAGTTATTGATTGATTCAATGTGTTCTGATAGCTTATCAGACGCTTTTAATTCTTTGTCGCCACTCATCATCACTTTCTGAATATTTAAGGGTTATAATCTTTATGTCATTAAGTCTGCACCACTCTATCTTATCGTCATCCCTAGCCTGACCCTTTAGGAAGTCAGCTTTGCTACGATGAAAGAATGAGCAAAACTCATAGTGCTGTTGTCCATGAACCTCAATAGCTAGTTTAATAGAAGGAATGTAAAAGTCAAGGTACAAAACGGATTTTCTATGAAGCTCTGTGCTACCGGGAAGCTTTACTTCTTCTAGAATTCTATAACTATTGAATAGTTCTTTTAGTAATTTTCTGGCTCTAACGTGAAACTTTGACCTTTTTCTTTTATCATCGTTAAATACGTCATAGCCAGTTAAATTCCATACATATTCCTTACCATTTATTCCTATAACTTTCAATGTAACTCCTTAATCTTATGATAGATCAAATTAGCCATTGTGGGATTATTATTTAGGAATTCTGCCACGTTGTTTGAACCTTGAAACTTAAAGAATCTTTCTACTTCGTCTGGTGTAGTAGATATACCATTAGTAGATAGGATTGCTTGTACATCTGGATGATCTAAAGAATCCACAGCGCACTGAATAGTGTACCACGCTCCAGAAGTTTTGATTAGTCTAAATTCACAAGCTATATGAATGATTTCTTGTACTTCGTCTATGCCGATACCATAACGTATCCAGCTTTCTGCGGTACTATTTGGCCTACCACCAGCATTAGATGTTTTAACTGACCAGTTAGCAATTTGACCAACGTGAGGTCCAGTATCCTTTGGTACTTGCCATTTTCCTCTATGAGTAATTACCATATTGGTTCCAGCTTGATATTGCAACATATTACCACAATCCGCCATCTTTTGTGGAGCGTATGGTGATCCGCCAGTATTAGCAATATTATGAGTAATACAAATTAGGATAGTTTTATTCTTCATAAGAGTACCGCTAATACGCTTAAAGAACATTGATAGTAATCTAGGTAAAGCGTTTCTTACGCCGGTTCGTACTTCACCCTCTAGCTCACACGCTGGAACCATATTAGATAAAGAATCTGTGATAATTAGACAACCGGGATCGTTGTTAATATAATACTCAACAATATTAAGAAAGTCTTCTGCTGATAAAACACGATCATCTGTAGACTCTATAATTAAGATATTATCCGGCTGTAGGTTTTTAATACCTTCAAAGTTTTGCTTAGAAAGTCTTCCTTCTGTATTGACATAAATAACCCTCTTGTTCTTTGCTTGACATTTTGCTGCAAAGTGTAGGGCGGTAGTGGTTTTGCCACTTTTTGGATCGCCCGTCATAACAACTACAGAGCCTTCTCTTAGACCTCCACCAAGTGCTATATCCAAGGCTGGAGAAATGCCTATAACCTCTAGACTATTGATACTTTCTAGAACTTCTGTTCCGCTTCGTACAACTTCTCCATACTTACTAATTATGTTGCTACTAACGCTATCTTCTGAAAACTTTGTGTTTACTTTCTTGGTTTTGCTCATAAGTTCCTCTGTTTAAATAAAATATTTTGGATTTTGCTGGCAGATAGCTGGTGTCAACCAGTACGATTGTAATACATCTTTGTAGACTGTCAATATGTAATTGTACTCCCAATCTATTGGTAATGCTATCTTGTGTTCTATCATTTTATTGAAAATAAATTTAGCCGCCTTATTTTTTATTAGTATAAAATCGGAGCATCTAGATGCGCTTATTTTAATAAATTCAAACTTAATATTCTGTATAATATGGGTGTATTTTTCGTATCTATTCAAATTTATCAATGGTGTATGCTCATTTAGTCCGTAGTATAATGGCCATTTTCCAGATGTGGGAAATAAAACATTGCAATCATTAGGAAGAACATCTATTATTTCATTAAAAATTTCTGCAAACCTATTTATTAGTAATATATCATCTTCAATAATTATCGACCATTCATCAGCATTATTTTCAGATGCTAATTTCAAACATTCTAAATGATTAATACATAAGGACTTAGACACATTTGAAAGCTCGTAATTTGAACTCAGCCAACTAAGGTTGATGGCACCTTTTCTATCATCATTGATGGGTGTAAATAATTCATTGTTCTGATCATTACTTTCTTTATATATTTGCGTAATACTGTTACACAAAGTCAGTTCTTTTAATAGTCCTAACTGTGGTAATAAGTCTGGCGTCCTAATATAATTATCGTCATATATCGCATATATATTGGTAATGATCATAAATTTCTTAAACGGTTCATGGTTGCCTTTTTTGTATTATAGCTCTGTGTAGACCTAGTTTCAACTGGTTTTTCTGGCTCATCAATCGCTGGATTAAGATTTACTTCTATCTTTGTTTTTGATTGCTCTAAAAGTTTCTGATGCTTAGCTATGACCTTTTCTGCTAAAGGATTAATCTTATATCCTCTTCCATTTTGGACACCTAAAACAAGAAGATTATCAAAATCTCTAGACTTTATAGCAGATAATATAGCTTCCTCGCCATACTTCTTCTTTAGCTGTATTGCGGCACCGTGTTGCTTTTTCCATAGCCAATGTAGGGGATCGCCCTTGGTCCAAAATTTATAAGAAGGTTTTCCAAGATTAAGCTTTTCTGACCTTCTTAAAACAATAAACTCTGCAACGTAAGCTTCAAATGTGCAATATTCGCCAGTATGAATATGCTTATATTTGTGAGTTTCTGACCATTCTTTTTGGTAGTCTTGATTAAATAACTCTGGTTTCTTTGTCATAATTTAAAATCAACGCTTCCTTAAAACATTCATCAATGTGATCTTCTGTAGATATTTCTTCAATTAGTTCCGGTGTAATCCAAAGAGTCTTTTTAACGGTGGTGCCGTATAGCTTACCTATGGTTATAGTTTGCCTACTCGTTTCTCCCATCATACCAATTAGGGATCGAACCAAGTATACACCATCAGTATCGCCAGTGTCAATCTCTATTGAGTTTGATCTATACTGTAGACCAACTTTAATTACAGACAATTTATTAGTAGCACAATGTTCTTTTAATTGCATCCACTCTTTATGGTCTGGTAAATAGCATTCTGTATTATTAGACAAAGTAGCTCTAATCCAAACCTTATATTTATCTTTGCGATATTCTATTAACCACTGATCGTATGAAGTAATCATATTATTCTGGCTTTATTTTTGTAACGCAAAAGCTCTGCTTTTTGACTGATCTTTTTCTACTCTCATCGGCTAAAGTAGAAGCGTTTTGTGTCATAACAACCGAACCCTTATGTCTAGCAAATTGATCACCAGCAGTCAAAGGTTTTGGCTGAACTGATTTTTGTACTTTTGTTACGCACTTTTCAATAGACTTAATTGGTCTATCTAGATCAGTAGCTATTTGATTAATATCAACTCCAGCCTTTACGTGTTCTTCAATATAAAATGTTTCAACCTTACTCAGTGGTCCTCTTTTACTAGCCATGAATATAACTCCTTTGTGTCCTAGTCATATAAATTGAGTTCTTTGTTTGTAGATAGGTGAGATAAAAATTAAATGTGGCCTCGTTTACCCTCTTTAGCTCTGTTCTTCGCCATATGTCTCTTCTGGCCTCTGGACCCATCGGATCAAAGGGGAGATTATTATAAGTTCTCACAAAAAACTGTCTCTGATAATCCTTTTTTCCCAGGTCAACGGTAAGCATCTTGGCAAAAACCTTATCATCATCTATTGACGCTAAATTACCGGTAGCATCATAGAGAGCTTGTTCGCTCGTTAATGGGTTAACATTTTCTTTAGAATATGAATCAATAAACTTCATTTTTCACCTGTCATAATATATTTCTGCTTTTGAGTTTCGGACATTTTACTAATCTCTTTTTTAGTAGCGTTGCCAGCTAGAGATAGTGGAGATTCTGGCTGTTTGGGCTTTTTTAGCTCCATTTTATGTTCTAATTCTGATTTTTGATAGTGGCCCATTTTAGACCAATTACTATCGGCTAGCTGTCCGATAGTTTTGGCATCTTTCATAAATGAGCCTAGCCCACCATATATTACCCTAACCAGAGCGTCTTTTCCACAGCTAGGACACTTGGTTAATGCGTCTTCTTTGATAGATTGATAAACATCTACCATTTCGTGTGAACAATTATCACACTTATAATCATATAACATAAATCCTCAGTTTTCTAGCGCGTGTAATACCGCTCCTAAAATTCCATTTCTTTGTATATCACTATAATCCAATTTGCAAATTCCTATACCATTGATCTTTTGTAGTCTATCTAAACAGAAGTTTAAACCATTGGTATTATATAAATCTGTCTGCTTAGTATCCCCGTTGATCATTACCTTAGAGTTTTCGCCCATTCTTGTTATGAACATTTTAATCTGTTCTAGTGTGCAATTTTGGGCTTCGTCCAAGATCATATAGGCATTATGAAAAGTAGACCCTCTCATGGTTTCTAGTGGTTCAAATCGTATTCTTCTAGTATTATAATAGAGTCCAAATTTATCTCTTCCAAGGAAGTATTTAAGATTTTCTTCCATTGGTTGTAGATATGGTTTAATTTTCTCATTCAATTCTCCGGGTAAAGAACCTATATCTTTACCAGTACAAATCAGCGGGCGTGTTACTATTATAGTTTCTATTTTATCTTTTAACAGATGTTCAGAAGCTATACCGGCAGCAATAAATGATTTGCCGGTTCCAGACGGGCCTGTGCAAAAGGTTATATCATTTTCTATAATAGATCTGATATATTCTTTTTGGTTTTCAGTTTTAGCTGCTAGAACGTTTCCTTGAGATTGTTGCTTATTTTTTTTACTTTTTTTATTGTTTGTCGAGTTGTTATGTGCCGCTACTCCCAAAGCCGTTTTCTCCCCGTTGCGAGGAACCTAACGATGCATGAACATCCATGATTACGCGAGGAACCTCTTGGAATATAATCTGTGCGATTCTATCCCCGGTATGAATATTAACATCAGAATCTGATGTATTATATAAACATACCATTATCTCTCCTCTATACCCACTATCTACTACTCCTGCTAAAACATCAATGCCTTGCTTAACTGATAGGCCAGATCGTGGCCATATTAAACCAGCAAAATGTTCTGGCATTTGTATTGCTATCCCTGTACTAACGGTCTTTCGTTGTTTTGATGGTATAACGACGGATTCGCTAGAATATAGGTCGAATCCAGCATCATTATAGTTTGTTTTGGTTGGCACCTTACTAAGCTCATTTAATAATTTGACATTCACAAGAAAGTTCATATCAATGTCCGTAGTCATATATCTAATCCTCCCAAGTCCATATCCTCTAAATCATTTTTACTAGCACCAATTTTATATGATGTAATTTCATGCTCCTGTGGTGCCACTTGTACAGATTCACTATTCATCCAAGGGTCTGTCCATCCAGCTATGGGATTTCTGCAACCTTTGTCATATGGCAAACCTATATTTTTCCTTCTTGTCATACATAGCCAATTTATATATTCTGCCATTACTTTTTCGTTTAATCCAATTATAGATCCATCTTTGAATAGATATTCTGACCAAGCCTTTTCTTCCATAGCGGCTGAATCAAACATCTGAACCGCTTCTTCTTCGCATTCTTCTGCGATTTTGACAAATCCCTCTTCTTCATTCGTTCTCAAGATCTTGATAATCTCCTGAGTATTATATAGATGAAGAGCCTCATCCCTTTTGATTAATTTAATAATGTCAGCATTGCCAATCATCTTTTTGTTTTCAGCAAAAGCAAATGCGCATATAAAAGAAACATAAAAGCGTACAGCCTCTAAAATATTAACACTTATTAGTGTAAGATAAATTTGTTTCTTAATATCTCTAAGCTTGCCAGATCTT